CTGACAGATATGCCTTTCCTGCTAATAAGAAGTTTGGTGGGGCAACTATAAGGCCAGAGGTAATCATCGTTACTTCAAACTTCAAGATCAGTGATATTTGGTCAGATGTTAATACACATGAGCCGCTATACAGACGGTTCGAAGAAATTTACATCGGACCAAGGGATATGTTCGGTGCACCTGATCCTCGCCAAAAATCAAAGAAAAGAATCGATCTTAGGAAAGCAATCGTGATCGACAGTGATTCAGAAGATAAGGAGTCAAGATGTTTAATTTGCAATTATGCTCCTTGTGATTGCGTTCCTAGTGAAGAAGAGGGAGTAAAACCGAAAAAAACAAAGTTAGTGGGCTGGCCATTAGATGATTTATTCGATGATAATTACATAAATAAATTATAGTTTTCTCTTCTTTTCTTGAGGTTCACTATCCTCACTCTCCTCGCGGTATTTTTTAACAACGTTTTTGAAGAGCAGCTGTTTTAAAAGGGTGGGTCCTCTACGTTCAATCCAAGCAGTACAGAGGTCCATAAATAACTGCTCACCAACAATAATATTTCCATGATCATCAACAGGTACATCAACTTCTACAACTTTTGACATTTTCATAATGAAAACGTGACAGTTTAACTTTTTATGTAATCACGTTTTCTTTGAAACTAAAATTAGCTATAAAATGAGTTCACGTAATAAAAATTGTAGAATGTCAAAACGCGCAAGAGGAGAAGAGCACTTCACGGTTAGGAAAAGGGCCAGGAGTAGCGGTTATGTAGCACCATCGGGGAGAGCATATGCGAAGATACCATACGAGGTCAGTCAAGCTGGTCGTTTCTGGAGAATTAAAAAGGATCTCCCCGCTGATCAATACTGGAAAAAGCGCTACTTTAGGCGTCGAATTACCGGCAGAGGAGATTACAAGTGGTCCTCCAAGCGAAATACAGGTTCCAATATTGGAGGATACTTGGGTTCCAAAGCCGGTCAATTTATCGGGGGCGCCGCTCATAATTTATTTTCAGCGTTAACAGGCTTGGGTGATTATTCAGTTAAGCGAAATGTCTTAATGGGAAATAATCTCCCACAAATCGTCAACAACACGGGTCCTGGTGGTACAACTATCCGTTTTCAAGAGTACCTAGGTGATGTGTACACAGGCGGTACCGACGTCTTTAAAATCGATAGTTACCTCATAAACGCAGCCAATCCAAAAACATTCCCATGGCTATCGCAAATTGCTGCTAATTATGAGCAGTATGATATTGAGGGGATGGTGTTCTCATTTACGAGTACATCAGCGGATGCGTTAAACAGCACAAATACTGCCTTAGGGACAGTCATGATGGCCACTCAATACGATGTACTCGATGAACCGTTTAACTCGAAAACTGAAATGCTCAATTACGAGTTCAGTACATCATGCAAACCAAGTCATAGTAACTTGCATATGATCGAGTGTGACCCAAGACAGACCACTATCAACGAACTTTACTGTCTCTATAATCAAGAAGTACCTCCTAACGGGGATCCCAGATTATATCACCTCGGAAAATTCAGCATAGCCACTACCGGTTTCCAACACAATCAGCCGACAAATATAGGCCAGCTACAGGTAACGTATCAGGTAAGGTTGTTAAAACCAAAATTATACACATCGCTAGGTTTAACAACGGAAACCTATACAGCCTACGCACAAGGGGCCGCGGACACCTTCACAAACGTCATCCCGTTAGGAGACTACAGAACTGATTGGAGGGTCATCTACTCGAACAGCGATATCAAAGTGGCGGCAGAAACAGAGAATGGTCCCGCAATTATCCAGCTACCACAAAGCACTGCAAGGTTATCGTATCTTGTGGATATCTGGTGGTACGGGGAGACCAAAGCTAATGAAACAAGGATACCCAATCCTATAGCGGGAGTAAACCACTGTGAAGTTATCGGCCAAATACGTGAAAGCGGCACTCACACTACTAGTGACAGGGTAGCCATGTCTTTCTTTGTCCAAACAGACGGATCGGGTAAGCAACCAGAAATCAGCTTAACTAATTCTGGCGCCGTACTTCCTCTCGGAGACAATCGCCATATGCAAATCAATATCACCGGTGTTTCCTCAGCCGTGTTACCGTCTGTAAAACAAATAAATTCTATTCCTGGTTAAATTGTATTTCCCTTGCGTTTGTTAAAAATAGTTTTTAAAATTCGCAAAAGCACGTGTTTGCTTATCGGCTTTTGCTTATCGGGGGTGTAGGTAATACTGGCTACACCCCCTCCCATTTTAAAAATACATTAAAATTATTATAATAGTAGTAAGAAGAATGAATAATAAGAGTAAGTAGGGAATGAATAAAAGTAGTAAGGTTGTTATACCTCCAACAAACCTTTCAAACCTACTTCAGGCTTTCCGCTGCGCTCGGCTGAGTGATTTTTTTTATATAGGAGTGTCCCTCGCAGGGGCGCTTCTACCTGTATCGTCTGCGACGCCGAGTACGGAACTATGAGGACAGCACTCCTTCCTTTCTCCTTCAACTCCTCTTCTACTTTCTAACTAAGCCCTCATACAACTTTCAATACCTCTTCTACTTTCTAACTTTCAAACCCGAATGAATAGTAACAGTAAGAAGAACGAGGACTGGAGTTTTGTGTACTTCCACTTCCACTTCCGAAGTAGAAGTAGAAGTCCACGGTCCACTAAAGGGACCGTGGACTTCTTCGGGCGCAGTGCACGTGCGAAAAGTCTATTTAAGCCTTCTGAATCGTCATCCATTTTCAAGCAGCAGAGGAAGATGGAGCAACAGCAGAACAAAAAAGCCTTACATTGGATTATGGTTGTTAACAATTACAGCCAAAAGGATATGGATGCCTTTAAGGACAACGCTTGCCTTTTTGCTTACTGGATCTATGGTCAAGAAGTCGGTGAATCCGGTACTCCACATTTACAATGCTACATGAAGTGTACCAAACAAACAACCATGATGACGCTCAAGAAGGTTTGGAATAGAGCTCATTTCGAAGTTAAGAGTCGACATTCCTCCGTACTTCAGTGTGTCAATTATTGCCGTAAAGACGGTAAATACACTGAGAGTGGGGAGCCTCCAGTCGAGCCACATGTTAATGGTAATCTCAAAAATCAAGAGTTATGGGATCAAACGTTAAGGTTAGCCAAAGAGGGTAACATAAATGATATTAATAGTAAACATCAGATTATTTATTATAATACATTGAATAAGATTGCTGATGATTTTTTACCTATTCCAAAACAACTTAATTGGGTTGATGGTAAAACACCAAATAAATGGTATTGGGGTCCAACTGGAAGTGGAAAGTCGAGAAAGGCTAGAGGCGAGAATCCAGAAGCTTACATCAAAGATGTGATGAACCATTGGTGGACAGGGTATAAAGGCGAATCTGTCGCTATCATTGAGGATATCTCTACATTTCACGTTGCTATGGGAGATGCGTTAAAGATTTGGGCTGACAGATATGCCTTTCCTGCTAATAAGAAGTTTGGTGGGGCAACTATAAGGCCAGAGGTAATCATCGTTACTTCAAACTTCAAGATCAGTGATATTTGGTCAGATGTTAATACACATGA